CGCTCCTGCTTCTGGCACTGCCGCCGCTGCGGCCTCTGGGGCCGCTGCTGCTGCGCCTCCGGCTGCTGGGGCTCCTGCATCCTAGTTTCTTTCGAGAGCCCCTTTGGGGGTCAAAGGGGGCGCTTCGGCGCCCCTTTTCTTTGGGGTGCCCGAGGGGACCGCTCCCCTCGGTTGACTGTACGCTCCTTGATGTGTACTGGTTACCGGGACAGGAGGCCGAATCATGGCTAGGCGACGTAGGCGACGGTTTGTTGGTCCCTCCAACGTGGTTCCCACTAAAACGGCATTGCCTCGGCGTCTGGGTCGGCCTAATCTCCCGGTTCTTAGGCTCCGTCCTGCTTCGGAGCCTATCTATCCCTCTAGCCGTTCTGCGCCAGTGCGCTACAGATCGGCGAGGGTGGCAAAGAAGCCCGTCCGCTCCCAGAAAGCGGCGGGCTTCGATGCTTTTGGTCCCGTTCAATCTATTGGCGGGCCTATTGTGAGAGAGCTTAATCGTGCTCTCTCGTGTGCCGATCGCAAGCGTCGGCGCGAAGTCCTCTTCGCTCTTGATCTTCGGCGCAAGGGCAAAGGCGGAAGCCGCAAGCCGAAATCTACGGAGAAATGTTAATGGCAATTTTTGAAGCAATTGCTGGGCTGGCTTCGACTGGCCTGAATTTCCTTGGAGCTTCCAAGGATCGTAAAATGCAGGAAAAGTTCGCAAAGAAAGGGTTGCGCTGGCGCGTCAACGATGGGCTTGCAGCGGGGATTCATCCTCTCGCTGCTATTGGATTTAACGGTCCATCGTTCAATCCTGTTCATCAGAATCTTGGAGCGGGTCTGGAAAATGTTGGTCAAAATATTGATCGGGCAATTGCTGCTAAAGCTGATGCTCCTGCTCGTGCAGTGGCGGCTCGCGCTTCTCAGTTGGCCCTTGAGAACGCCGGACTCCAAAATAAAATGCTTGAAGCACAGATTGCGGATATCCACCGCTCTTGGCTTCGTCCTCAAGCGGGTCAGCCTCCTGCTGCGCCGGGTGGACGAGTGGCTCAGCTTATAGCTGGGCAAGCTGACACTGGCGTCGTCACTGAACCGACGATGTATGAGGAGTTTGAAAAACTCTATGGGGAGCCGGCTGATTTGTATGGCGCGATGGAAATGGCGCGACAGGCTACCACTGAACGCAATTGGCCCGTGGTTAAATCCTATGCGGGCAAGTTAGATCGTCAATTGCTTGAACTGGTGAAGCGCGAGCTGCGCGGGAACTTCGTCAAGCCGGGATGGCGTCAAAAAGGAATTCGCCCAGGTAGTGCGGCTGATCGCATCCTCCGGGCGTTAGGTTACTGAGAGGAGGTGGTGAAACATGGCATTCAAAAAGAAGCGTCGCGGCTCGAAGTCGCGGCGCAAGAAACGGTCTACAGGCCGGAAATGGGCGTCCTCAAATGGCGTCAATCAATCCCGCGTTGGGACGCGTCTGTGAAGTGTGAGAACCCTAAATGGGCAAATGGCGGTGCAGTGGGCTGTGGCTACTGCACCGCGTGCCTCGTCAACAGGAGACGAATATGGATAACGAAAATGCACATGGAATCACGGTCTCACGCTTCGGCGTGTTTCCTCACTTTGACATATACACAAGAGAAAGTTCCCTTGACTACAAATGGCGCGCTGACGTTAAGGCGAGTGGATCTCAAGGGGTTTTTGAAGCGGCTCCGGTCTCGCTCGAAGCAGGTCAAGTTGCGCTTTTTCGCAATTGGCGAGTATGGGGAAAATACACTGCGTCCGCATTACCATCTGATACTTTTCGGAATGCCGTCTTGCGTACGGAGCTTGAAAGGTTCCTTGAATTGTTCCTGCCCAGTATGCGCGATGTATGGGGACACGTGGAAAATGGGTGGTGTGTGGGCAGGCATGTCTACTGCCGAAAGCATCTCTTACGTGGCTCAGTACGTGACCAAGGGCAAGTATGGAAACTCTGGATTGCTGCGACAAAATCCCGAGATGGAACCACCATTTCACGCACAGAGTACGCGCCCCCCGCTTGGTTCTGGAATGGAGTCCAAGATTGCTTCTGCGATGTCGAAACTGCCTTCGAACAAGTTCGACGTTCCTCTGGCGATAGTTGTGAATGGTCGATTGATGCCTTTAGGCAATGCTACTCGGCGACGTATCAGGAAAAAAATGGGGTTGTCACCGAACACCCCTTCGTTCGCTACGGAAAAAAAATACCGTGAAAGGCTCGCGGAAACGGACAGGGTGCTGGCTCTGTCACTTGATGAATTTGCTGCTGAGAAACTCCAGAAAGCAAATGACGCGAAGGGCTATTCGGCCCGGCTCGCGTGGAAGGAAAAACAACGAAAGGAAAAGCTATGAAGAAGCGTCATAAATTTAATCTGTCGCATACGCGTCAATTGTCGTGCGACCTGGGTGAGTTAGTGCCTATTGGTTGTGTGGAGGTTATGCCGGGGGACCGCTTTGACCATGCGGTTCAGGCTCTGGTGCGTACGCAACCTCTTTTCGCTCCTTTGATGCACAAGGTCGATTGTCGCATTCATCACTTCTTCGTCCCGTACCGCTTGCTGTGGGATAACTGGGACGATTTTATAACTGGTGGGCCGGGGAACGTTTCTACTCCGGCCTTCCCAACTAAGGCTTTGCTTGTCGGCGATACTGCTGTCGGCACGCTTGCCGATAATCTCGGCGTTGCCACTGGCACCGCTCAGACGGTGTCGGCGCTGCCGTTTCGGGCTTATGCCCGTATCTGGAACGATTGGTACCGTGATCAAGATTTGGAAACGGAACTTACTGTCGCCACTGGCGACGGTGCTGATGCCACGACTCCGGTGGCACTTCAATCGTGCGCGTGGGGTAAAGACTATTTCACCACGGCGCGGCCTACTGAGCAAAAGGGTCCCGCAATCACTATTCCGTTGGCTGGTTCTGCTCCTGTCACGGCGCGGGATTCTGCTGCTGCTCTCCAAACCTTGCAGCGTAATGCTGCTGGTGCTGGTTCTTCGGTCACGGTCACGCAAGCTGGTGTTCTCAATTCTGCGTTGACGTTTACCGCTGACCTTGCCGCTGCGTCGGGCTTGTCGGTGCAAGCCTTGCGGCAATTCTTCGCGCTACAGAAAATGTCTGAGGCGCGGTGGATGGGTTCTCGGTTCTCCGATTATCTTCGGTATGTGTTCGGCGTTACTTCGCAAGACTCGCGTCTTGATCGTCCCGAGCTGTTGTCATCGGGTCTGGATACAATCCAGTTTTCTGAAATCCTGCAGACTGCCGCTGATGGCGCGAATCCTGTTGGTACGATGCGCGGCCATGGTATTACAGCCGGGAAGTCTAATGGCTATCGCAAGACTTTCCCGGAACACGGCGTCGTTATGACGCTTTTCTCCGCTCGTCCTGAGGCGGTCTATTTTCAGGGTACCTCCCGCATGTGGTGGAAACGCACTAAGGAGGAATTCTATCAGCCCGAGCTTGAACACCTTGGCCAGCAGCCAGTGTTCAATAAGGAAATCTGGGCTGCTCATGCTTCACCGGATGCTACGTTCGGCTTCCAAGAGCGCTATGCTGAATACAGGCAAGAGTTCTCGCGTGTCACTGGCGAGTTTCGCTCTCTGCTGAAGCAATGGCATCTTGCGCGGGAATTCTCGGCGGCTCCGGCGCTGAATGCCGCGTTCGTCAAGTGTGTTCCTAATGAAGCCAACGTCTTTCCGGTGCCGTCGCAAGACGTGCTTTACATCATGGCGTTGCACGATCTTCGTGCTCGTCGTATCCTTGCCCCGCGGTCTCAGTACCGCATCATTTAATGGAGGTTTCCTATGTACGTGATGCAAGAAATTAATGGGGTCCTGCACTGTGTGCGCGACCTCTCTATGTTCAAGAATGGTGGTATCGTTCTTGATGACACGCCTCTAGTCGTCCAGGTCGATCTCGACTCTGACGATCAAAGCGTGGTCTCTATCCGTGAGCAACTTGAACGGCTTTATGCCCGGGAACGGGCGGCGGCGCTTGCCGCTCAATCTGAGGAGGAAGGACCTGACGACGAGGATGATTTCGATCTTGACGATTTGCGTTATCGCGGGACTTCTTCGGCTGAACTCCGCGAAACGTCTGAGCGGCTTATTGCTTTGGCTGAAGCTTTGGAGGCTGCGCCTCCGGCTGCTTCGGCCGCTCCTGCTTCTGGCACTGCCGCCGCTGCGGCCTCTGGGGCCGCTGCTGCTGCGCCTCCGGCTGCTGGGGCTCCTGCATCCTAGTTTCTTTCGAGAGCCCCTTTGGGGGTCAAAGGGGGC